TATCACCAGTGATTTTTGTTTTTTTAGTTTTAGGTTTCTCTTTACTCTTTCCTCCTGATGATGCACCCTTATACTCTGCTCCTGTGGTAACATTTTTTTCAACCTCTTTCTTTACTTTTTTTTCAGCTTCCTTTTTTGTTTCCCCTGTAGCTTTACTTCTAGACGTACTTATATTTTGCTGCCTTTCCTTTTCAGCTGATTTACCAGTGTCACCTGTTACTTTTCTACCTTGCTCTGTTCTACCTGTTGGCTCTACTCCAATTGATTTTTGGAATCTTTCTTTACCTACGTTTAGAAGTTTTCCACCAAGAGTCTTTCTTGATTTAGGATTAATTCTTTCAGCAGGGGCATTGATTGCACCAGCTACTGCTGCTTGTCCAACACCAGTCATAGCTCTCAAACCAGTTCCCATACCGCCTTGACCAGTATCAGTTCTTTCCTTATCAGGTTTATATTGTAATAGTTCTTTACCAGCGCCCGCTAAAGCCCTACCAGTTTTTCTGCCAGCGGAACTACTTGCAAATTTCTTAGCTCTTGTTTTATTTCTAGCTATCGTTCCAGCAACACCACCACCCCTATTTTTGAAGCGGTCATCCACATAGTTCTTATTTCCACTTGCTTTAGCTCTTTTCGCTCTAACATCAGCAGTAGTACCGCCAGCTGGTGGTAAAGAACCAAAGTTTTGATTCAATCCTTTTCCAGATTTGGAACTTGATTTTAAAGAAGAGTCAGCAGCTGCTGTTGGGGAGATCTCATTTCTTTGATCTGATTTATTTTGCCCGCTATTTTTCCTAAGTGATGGGGGTATCGAGGTTTGATAACCACCAACCGCCATCTCACGAAGACTGGATATACCATATCTAAATTTATCAAAGGATTTCATTACTTCTTGATAGCTTTGTGTGCCTTAGAAATTGAACTTGCGTATTTTTCTACTGTCTCTTCTGAGATAGCTTCTTCTGTTTTCTCTTCTGGTTTTGAGAATACAACTGGACTCTTGACGTTGAAACCTTCATTCTTAGGACGGCAATCGTTAACCATCTTACCACCTTTCTTCTTCATTCCAACTTTCTTATGAGTATCCCAGCAGTCAACCTCATCTATTTGTTCTGCTTCCTCTTTCATATCCTTACCTTTCTTCTTACCCATTGCCTTACCTATGGCATCTCTCTTGTTCTTGATGTAAGAATCTGAATCATCTACGTCACCATCATTGTCCACATCCTCATCTTCCTTACCAACTGGATCTAATTTTTTCTCTTTCTTTTTCTCTTCCAATTCAACTACATCAAATGAAGCACCGTACATTTCTCCTAGTGTGTCAAGGTTTGCAGCAACTTGATCCCAAAGTCTACTTGCTAACTTATCGTCTGGATTACCTAATGGTTCTGTTTTTACTACGTCTACTACCTCAGTAGTACTACCATCCAAATGAGTGATTGCAACATCTTCTGTTGTAGTGGTAGTAGTAGTTGTTGGTTTTTTCTTCGGAGTAATTATCTTTCTAACAGTATTCGCAGCGTTTAAGGCAGTAGCAGCGCCTAAAACCGCACCTACAATTTCTTGTACCTGTTCTGGTTTACTCTCCTCTTCCTTTTTATAAATTGAAGAATATGCTTTAGTTAAATCGTCAGTCATGGTAGTAAATTTTAAACAGAATCCTTTGTCTATCCTTATTTATCCCTTTCCAACTTTGTAAGGTATAGATGTATCGTTGTACTTCGTTCCAGGCCCACTGGCAGGGTCGTTAGGGTTCTTTACTTTCTTACCATCATAGTAAGATCCAATGGTTATTGGTTTGATATCTGGCTTATTATGAAACTTCTTATCACCTTGGCCTGGAGTCATAGACTGCACATACCTTCTATACTCATCCGTCCCTACATCAAATGCTTCTACCAAATCTCTCAACCATGCCTTAAACATAGTGGACTCTGGGGTCTGTACGATAACATGATTAGCACATCTTCTTGTAATTCTACCTCTGACTCCAGTGTTTACATTCTCTACTAGAGATCCAATCTTGAATATATCCTCTCTTAAGTAAGCAACTCTCAATCCAAAAGGATCTAACTTAGGTGCATACTCCCATGTCTCTGCTGCAACAGACCCTCTAAGTTGTTCATCAGTTGCTCCCATAGATTTCTGAATGAGATTGAAGAGATTCTTCTTCTCCATATTACCTATGTTGGGAATACCTTTTGCGAATGATTTGAAGTCATCCTTTGCTACTGCATCTCTCATCTTGGATGCAGACATACCTTCAATTCCTTCTGAGTCTGGATCTCTTGCACCAGCAGATATGACTTGAAGATCTTCAAAATCATACAAGTCACCGTTATATTTCTGTGCAAGACTCTGAAACTCAGAGAGTCTATCCTGTCCTACAACTATTGTGACTGCCTTATATCCTAGATTGAAACACGCTTCGAGAACATCAAATATAGTTCTTGCATTTGGATCATCTTTGATTCCCTCTTCATAATCAGGGAACATTTTCTTCATATATTCTACTTTAGCACCAGGCTGTAGTGGATTCTTCTTAGCATCTACAGTACGACTTGGATATATCTTCAAGTCAAATCCCAATCTATCTGCTTCAGATGATGCTTTCTTTAATAATTTTTCGTGTCCTATTGTTGGTGGATTGAATCTACCAAATACTATTACCGCTCCTTCACTCGTGGGAACACCCATAACCTCTGCCGTCTGTTGATCAGCTTCGCCAGGTTCTGGAGCCTTGGTAACACCATCAGTGGGATCTTCCTTTGCTTTTGGTTTTGAAGCAGGGGCAGATTGAACAGGTGCTTTTGGTTTTGCTTTTGGTGCCTCTGGAGTAGCAACCTTAGTTGTTTTAGGATCTTCGGTTGGTGCAGCGCCTTTTCCTCCTGTGTATTGTAATTTACCGTTGACAGTTTTAGCAACAAAATTTCCTTTAGCATCGTACCATCCACCATGACCATCGCCCTTCAAACCTTTGAGCTTGGCCTCTGTGGATGCAGCTGTTTTTACAGCTTCTACAAGAAATTGTCCGAACGACTTCACAGAATTCAGTATACGATTACAGTTTTATTTATTTAAGATAAGAACTTTACTCCAGAGGTGGTAATATATAATGATTTACCAGACCATCCTCCAGCGGCTCTTGTTCTACAAGTTATTGGTATGTTTACAGTCTTAGTCTTATACTTGAATGACATCTTGAAAGACTGAGATGTTCCATCATAGTATCCAGTTACCTTAGAATACTCTGCTGGATTCGCAATCAACATAGATTTCAACATAGTATCGTCAGAAATAGACTTTATACTACTAGATCCAGCAGTTTGTCCTATCAAAAGTTTATATGGACACGGAGTAAATGCTTTACTAGGATCATCATATGTATAAAAGTATATTGTCCTTAACATATATGATAGATTGATTGGGTTTACTAGATAATTTTTAAACCCTTCAATTAAATTATTTCGATATGGATAGTAAAAATCTTTTCCATAAAAATCCAATCCGTCTGCAATAAATTGTCTTGCTATTGTAGCGAAAGTATTCCTAGAACCTGACTCACTATATGGTTCATTCTCTATACTTATACTATTCAAAGCACCAGCTGCGTTTTCACTAGTTACATTCCTAGCAGCAGTATTCCAAGCGTTATCAATCATACTTTGAATCGAAGATAGTTGTCCACCATCACCTAACTTACCATAAAAAGCAAAGATGTTTGTGTTGAACTTAGGTGTAGCATCTTTTCCAGATGCTATCTTATTTGAATATCCTTGAAGTGATCCATCACCCAATGTTACAACAACGTCTGATGGATTGTTTGGTGATACATTGCCTGGTTTTGCTTGAGGAGTCCAGTAAACCGCACCCATTCCTTTTCCTTTTATATCTTTTCTTATTGCAATTGCATTGTTTCTTCCAATATTAATATCCCTCTCTGGAGTCTGGTCAGCGTCTATAAGATCAACTACATCTGAAAATGTAACTGGTTTACCAGAACCATAAAAAACACCTGTTGATCCACTCTGACTTGTAATGTATTTTTGGAGAGCCTCTGGTGTCATGTCAGGTTGAACTAGAAAGTAGACACTCATAAATTCATTTACGTTTGAAGATTGAGTTGCTGGTTTCCTAGAAGACATACCTAGATGACCCACTGCACTTGCTTGTGCTCCTTTTATATAATATGGAATAATATTTTCTTTTTTATTCAGTGCGATCTGAAATGTAAATGCAGCTCTACTTGATGTACTGTATATCAAATCTCCACTTCCCACATCAACACACTTAAAGAATAGATCTTTCTGTGTGAATTTTTCATCCTTATATTTTTTTACTAGAGCAGTATGTGCTGACGCTATGACAGCAGACTTCATAGTATAATAAGGATTAAACTGTCCTCTTTGTTGATAGTCTGGAGAAACGGTAGTCATGCTTACTCTCTAGAAATTAATTTGTCCCAAGGGTTGATTATAAATGATACTCTCTTACCCTCAAAGGGTTCTACATAATGTCTCTGTCCAGAAGGCAAAACAATTAACCTGTTTTGTTTTGGAACTATGGTAACATCTGTCTCTAGGTTCTCATCTAGAAGACATAATCTTCCTCCAGTAACATCTTCTACTAGAGGATAATATACTATAGAACAAAGAGGGCAACTAAGAACCCCCTCCTCATTCATTGCTTTCTCATCTTTATCAATATGCCATTCTGTAGGACGAGTGTTATGATGAATCCAAAATTCGTATCCAATAGATGTGGACAGATCATAATACTCACTTACAATTTTCGTAAGAGCCAAACAAGTCTTTTGATACCTGTGTTGGGTATCTAAATCATACCACTTAATCGGAAAATGTGCCTCTGTTTCTTTGGGGATACGAAGTTCCTCATCAAAGATCACATCATCTAACAGGAACATGATTATTTAGAGATCACCTTCTAGTCTGTTCTCTGAATAGTGTGCATCAAAACTTCCGCCTGGGTATCTTTTCTCTAATTTCTTGATATTTGTTTCAACTACATCATCAAATGATACCTCTAATGCCATACAAGCATTTGCAACGTACCACATGATATCACCTAGTTCTGTGATGAGGTGATGTTTATTTGCAGCATTCCATGGCTTACCTTGAAATACCATCTTCTTCACAATCTCAGTGAACTCACCAGCTTCAGCAGACATACCAACTGCGGCAGTAAGAAGTCTTTCTATATTTGCACCCTGTCCATCTAACTCAACCATACGGTCAGCAAGATTAACAAAGTCTTTTGAAGCGTCAGAAGTTACGGCATCTACAAATGTCTCGTACCTTTTAAAATCAATAGTCATCAGAATTTCAAAGTAGCAAACTTGTTTTTAATTTTTTTAGTTTCTTCTTCACTATTATACTCTACTCCTTGGCCGCTGTCAACTATATCACTTTGAGCATTCTGATCTACGTCATATAATCTCATCTTTGCACGGTCAATACCGATCACAAATCTCTTGTTCATGGTTGGGTCGTTGTATCTGTTCTTCAACTGTTTAACCATGATCTGATTTACCTCCTCAAGTTCCTCCGTACTAATAAGAGCGAACATAAGATCAGCAGTGGCAGGGAGACCAAAGGATTCTGACGTATCAGTAAGGTCAACATCACTACTACTAAAACCAGAACGAGTCGTCTGAGTGGCGGAGACGATAGGTACATTAGTTTCCACTGCAAGACCACGGAGCTCTTCAGCAATCGCCTTAATATAGGAATACGAATTAACATTTGATCCAGCCCTGTAACGTGATGAAGCACATATGTTTAGATAGTCAATGAATATAATATCTGGTTTGAATGATTTCTTTAATGCAAGTTCATTCAACAAACCTTTGAAGTGTCCTGAGTGTGCAGAGGCAGTAGGGTATTCTTTAATGATGAGAGCACCCTGTGTTTTCTCAGATAACTTAGTTACCTTGTTCTCGAACATTTGACGAGGAATATCTGTCAACTGTTGGACTCCTATATTTAGAAGATTAGCATCAATTCTTTCAGCAATCTTCTCCTCAGCCATCTCAAGCGTGATGTATAATACATTCTTGCCTTGGAGTAGAACACTACTTGCGACATGACACATAAACAAAGACTTACCAACACCAGTGCCAGCGAGAGCAATATTAAGTGTTTTGTTTGGAAGGCCGCCCTTCGTAATCTTATTGAAAAAATCGAGGTCGAATTGAACTCGATCTTCTTTTCTGTGATAGAAGTCAAATCTTTCACTGTAATCTTCTAGGTAGTCATGGCCAACATGATTATCAAATCCTACTGCTAGTGCATCAGATAAGATGGCAGGGATGGCATCTACACCTTTCTTGATGTCATGTCCATCTGCAATAGAGATACTCTCTACAAGTGCAAGGTAGATTGCTCTTTCTTTACACCACTTCTCTGTAGTATCTATAAGCCAATCATCTACAGTAAATTCTGTTTCACTTGTATCTTTAAGATACGTTAGAATCTCTTTGTAAGTATCATCATTTATATCCTTTCTCTTCTCACATTCAATTGAAAGTATTTCTACTGTAGGGCACTTATCATATTCTATAATAAACTTAGCAGACTCTTCAAATATAATCTTCTCTGTTGTTTTGTCAAAGTAATCAGGTTTTAGGAATGGTAGAACTTTCCTAGTGTAATCCTCATTGCGGATAAGATTCTTGATAATTGTATTTTCAATTGATTCTATCATTGATAGTGGAGATAGGTGCTCATAATATATTTTGGGTTTCCTGATTTGACAGGCATCCCTATGTGAGGATACTGCCATGTCGGTGGGAACACTAATACTTTACCAGTTTCTGGCTTGATTGTCAATTTATTGTAAGGAAATGTAGTCTCCCCTCCCTTAAAATCATCATTGAGATAGATTAAGAAAGCAAGATATCTCTTTGCACTCTGATGATCTTGAACGTCAGTATGCAAAGCAAACTGATCTTTTGTGCCTGGTTCATATTTTTTAATTCTTAGTTCCTCAAAGAATACTCTCTCTGGAAACCACTCAGCATATTCTGGCAAATCTTTCTTATACTCTTTTACTATCTCTAGTATCTTATAACAAAGAAGTTGTGTAAATTTCTGATATCCCTTATCATTTAATTCATTCAAATTTACTTGAGTGAACTGTGGTGTAAGGAAATTTTCTATTCTCTCTTTACTCTTAGAAGAGTTGTAAGTATCGATTAAAGTCTTACATACATCAGGAGTAAACATAGGATACGTTCTAATGAACTTATCCATAACTAAATTCTTCTCTGGCGATCTCTTCCAACCTCGCCATAACCTCGTCTGTAAAATACTCTTGAGGGTTTGCAAGAATTTGTTTTCCGTATACTTTTTTGCCGTTGACTTCGTATCTGCCTGCAACGTTTTTCCAGAGTCCGCCAAGTTCTCCTAGTTCAAGTAGTCCATAGTATCTATCCAATCCACGTTCATCATAGTAGAGTCTGATCTTAACAGTTTTGTTCTCTTTACTCAAACGTGATTTATGAGTCTTTGCCTTGATAATATTTCCAACGACTTCCGTTCCATCTTTCTCTTTAGCTTTAGTGAGATATATGATCGTACTTGCTGCGTACTTGAGGCCGCTACCTCCACCCATCTCTTTTGTAGGGACGTAAGAACCGATGACATCATAAGTATGATTGGTGACTATGAGGGGAATACTTGCTTGTCCAAGTTTAAGAGTTAACATACGAAACGCACCCTTGACAAGTTGAGATTTAGTCATATCTCTTACTTGTTTTTCATCCAATGCGTCTCTGATCTCTTTCTCAGTTGAAAGCATACCAAGAGAATCTAGAACAAACATACATGGTTTGCGACTTGATTCATCTGTTTTAAGGTATATATCAACGGCTTTCAATGCTTTTGATCTAAACTCTTCAATTGTTACCACATTAACAACGACAAGTCTTTCAAGATCGATACCTCTCGATTCCAGTAGTCCACGATTAACGGCGGCTTCTGTATCAAAATATAAGCAATACCCATCAGGATTAGTATCAAGGAAGTTCTTAACCACTGCGAGGGAGAAAAAAGTCTTTCCAGTAGAGCTCTCACCAGCAATTGCAGTAATTTTATTCCTAGATACACCGCCAAATATACTGCCTGATACAAGGCCGTTGAAAATATACGAACCTGTGTCAACAAATCTTTCAATCTGTTCTGTTTCTGAGGCGAGTTGGGTGTACTCATCTCCTATCTCCTTTACTATTTCTTTTAAAAAATCCATAATGATCTAAACTTGTTATAATTCTACCACACTCCACAACAAATTACCACTAATTGATATTCTTGGTTCGTCTGTATTGTAGAATGGGTACACTTGATGATGTAGGGTGGAGGGAAATAACATTATAGTTCCTTCCATTTCTGGGCTCATAAAGATTGGATACTCTACTGTGCCACCTAGTATGTTGTTGTATGTGAATTGAAAATCCGATGCAGCATTTGAATGAAAGTCAAGATTATGTTGATCTTTATAATGAGTGGGGATCTTCATCCAGATTACGAATGATGTAATACCTGTGTGAGCATGTTCTGGGTTGAACTCTGTCTGGTATTGATAGTTTACCCACCAATTCATTCTTAGTTCTGGTTTATACTTTAGATCTAATCTAGGATCTAGATCTATTGGGGGAAAAAAGTTCTTGGGATCTGCATCCAAGATCTGTTGAGTTAAGGGACCTACAACTTCATTTCTGAATTTATGATTGGGGTCTTTCAATCCTAGACTACCAGATATATTACCAGCAAGTCGATAACTGTAATCGTTACTGTTATCAACATTGTCATCTTCAGCTTGCTTTATGCAAGACCAAAGATAGTCCATCATATCATCACTAAGTTTAGTTTTATATAATGGTATATTTGGTACTTGAAATGCTTCCCAAGATACTTCACTCATCTCTCTTTGGATAATAAACTTCTACATAAGATTCACACTTAGGGCAATGGAGATTAGTTACGAAACTATACTCCTCTGCATACTCACATTCATTATCACCTCCCCATATCAGTTCAGTGTTGCAGTGCCAACAATTCATTTCTTGAACACTCCAACCTTTGCCAATAAGTATACTGATAGTATAGTCCAGAATACTACTTCCAATCCAATGTTGTTCATTGATAAACTCCCAAATCTATTTTAACTAGAGTTTCACCTTCATGTTGCACTCTCTGTGGTTGTCCTATCTTTTCTAGGATTTCGGCAGGAATCTTTTTCTTTGTAATGTCATAAGGTATGGGTGCATTTGCTACACATACTCTAATACATTCCCATTGTTCCTCGCTAAAAAAGTTATTGTGATACATTAGATACCTACAATCTTTCTTTGTCTTTCAAAATAGTTATGTAAAAGCCATGAACTACTATTCTTTTTGTCTGTACCGCCTACACCAAACTCCATTTCTACTCTAGGGTCATCACCAAACTTATCCATCTCTGGTGTATTACCTTTACCACGATCACCTCCATTGGCGAAGACAACAGTTTGTGCGATCTCCAAACATCTTTCAATTGCATGACAGGCAGAACCATGTTCATCATCCTCTACTGTAATCACAGCATCAACCACATCTAAGTGACGAATGATCTCTGCACGTTCTTTCCATGACATAAAGTATTGACCCTTCTTGTTAGTCAACCATTCTTCAGTATTCAATCCAACTACTAAGTAGTTGGTAAGATCTTTTGCTTGCTCGAAGTAAGCAATGTG